CATACTTACAATCTAAAGGTATACCTTTTGAAAGTGCATTGGCTAAAGCTATGAACTTAAAGATATTCAAAAAGATTAAACAAGAAGCTGTAGAAGAAAGTCAAAGACTAGCAATTAAAAGAGGTGAAGCACCTGATATGGAAGGTACAGGTATGCGTAATGCACACTTGTTAGCCATAGCACCTAACGCATCATCATCTATTATTTGTGGTACTACATCACCATCAATAGAACCATACAGAGCTAACGCTTATGTACAGAAAACAATGTCAGGTTCTTTTTTAGTTAAGAATAAATATTTAGAAAAGTTACTAGAGAAAAAAGGCATGAACACTGACGCAGTGTGGCAATCTATTGTAGCACAAAGAGGTTCAGTATTACATTTAGATGAACTATCTGATTATGAAAAAGATACATTTAAAACATCTATAGAAATTAATCAGCAATGGGTAATAGAACATGCGGCAGACAGACAACAGTATGTGTGTCAAGGTCAGTCAGTAAATGTATTTGTACCTGCTGATGTAAACATCAAAGAGTTACATGACATACACATGTTAGCTTGGAAAAGAAAAATAAAAACTTTGTACTATTGTAGAAGTGAAGCAATCAAACGTGCAGAGTTAGTATCAAAAAAAGTAGAAAGAACAATCATACCAGAAGCCGATTGTTTAGCGTGTGAATAATGAAGAGATACATATTAGAAATCATCTATCATTATTCAACAGCTTTAACATCTTGGTCATGGCAAAAATTATATGGAGATAGAAAGAAGGGAGCAGGTTACAACAATGACAGATAACAGTATTTTTGAAGGTTTTGATAAACCACGAAAGAAGAGACGTAAAAGAAAACCAAAACAATCAGTGTTATGGACTGTGTATCACACAATCCTAGCAGTGGAGTTATTAATAATAATTATAATAGAGGGAGTAGAGTTATTAAGATGAGTTTATTTAAAAAGAGAGCATACTACAAACCATTTGATTACGAATGGGCATTTCAATCATACGACATGCAACAGAAGATGCACTGGCTACCAAGTGAAGTACCATTGCATGAAGATGTAAGAGACTGGAATGAAAGATTAAGTGCAGAAGAGAAAAATTTAATAGGACAAATATTAAAATTCTTTACACAAGGAGATGTTGATATAGCACAAGCCTATTTAGATAAATATATCCCACAGTTTAAATCACCTGAAATAAGAATGATGTTATCTGCAATAGCTTCTAGTGAAGCAAACCATGCACATAGTTATTCTTTATTAAATGATACTATTGGATTACCTGATAAGGAATACAAAGCATTCCAAGAGTACAAAGAGATGTCTAATAAACATGAGTATTTGTTTGCATCTAAAGGTAAAGGTCTTGAAGGACTAGCTAGAGAGATAGCTTGTTTCTCTGCATTTGGTGAAGGCTTACAGTTGTTTGCATCATTTGTTATGCTTCTTAACTTCCAAAGATATGGACGTATGAAGGGTATGTGCCAAATCGTAACTTGGTCTATCAGAGATGAGACACACCATGTTGAAAGCATGATTAAATTGTTTCATCAAATCATAAAAGAAAACCCAAATATTTGGACAGAAAAATTTAAAGCAAGTATCTATCAAACAGCTAGAGACATGGTTGACCTTGAAGATAAGTTTATTGATTTAGCATTTTCTATGGGTGGTATCAGAGGATTAAAAGCTGATGAAGTTAAAGAGTATATTAGATACATAGCAGATAGAAGACTACTTCAGTTATCTTTAAAACCTAATTATGGTGTCAAAGAGAACCCATTAGCGTGGTTAGATTGGGTATTAAATGGCGTAGAACATGCTAATTTCTTTGAGAATAGAGCTACAGAATATAACAAAGGTACTGTCACAGGTAATCTTTGGGACTAACCTTACACTTTTAGATGAAAAACGTAATGGAAGATTTAGTTCTGCCTGAAAATGTTAATGACTTTATTGAGTTGTTAAACAAAGTTTACCCTGAAAAATCACCTGATTTAAAAGATGATACTAAAACTATTTATTTTAAAGCAGGTCAAAGGGACGTAGTTAATTTTATCAACACACTTAAAGAGAGGGATAAATAATATGTGCATGTCGAGACCAAAAGCACCACCTGCTCCTGAACCTGCTCCAACACCAGTTAACACTTCACAAACTGTGGGTGAACAAACTGCACCAGAGTTGGTTACAGCGAATGAACAGGATTTAAAAATTAAGAAGAAAAAAGTTAAGAAGTCAGGTACTTCTGCTTTAAACACTTCTTCAGCTTTAAACATAGCTACTGACACTACAGTCTAATTAGATGGAATACGCAGGTAGTTTACAGAAAGCTCATACAGCTAAAGAACGATATCTTAAACTACAACAAGACAGAGAACACTATTTAGATAGAGCAGAAGAGTGTAGTGAATTAACTATCCCATCACTTATTAAACCTGAAGGTTTTACATCTTCAGATGATTTATACAATCCATTCCAATCAGTTGGTGCAAGAGGTGTCAACAATCTAGCAAGTAAACTTCTTTTATTATTGCTTCCCCCTAACTCCCCATTTTTTAGATTATCAATTACAGGTGACGCTAAAAAAGAATTAGAAGAAAATAAAGACATGAAGACTGACATAGAGAAGTCTTTGTCTGTAATAGAAAAAGAAGTGTCAGGTAAAATTGAACAACTTGCATTAAGAGTTTCAGTATTTGAAGCATTAAAACACCTGATTGTAGGCGGTAATGTATTAACTTACTTACCTAAAAAAGGTAGCATGAGAGTGTTTCCTTTATCACAATATGTAGTTAGAAGAGATGCGTCAGGTAATGTATTAGAAATAGTTGTTTGTGAAAAAGCTAGTATTTTATCTTTAGGTCAAGAAGTATCAGAACAAGTTATTTCTGACCCAGATTATAAGTCTGATGAAGACATAGAATTATATACACATATTTACAAATTAAATGACAATGAGTTTTATGTTTGCCAAGAAGTAAACGGAATTAAAATACCTTCTAGTGTTGGTACATTTAAAAAAGAAAGAATGCCTTACCAAGCATTAAGAATGGTTAGAGTTGACAATGAAGATTACGGCAGAGGATATGTTGAAGAATTTATTGGTGACTTAAAATCATTAGAAGGATTATCACAAGCACTTGTAGAGAGTGCGGCGGCATCATCTAAAATAGTATTCATGGTTAGACCTAACTCTGTTACTAGAAAAAAAGATTTAGCTATGACTAGAAATGGTGACATCATTACTGGTACGGCTGATGATGTGTCTGTACTACAAGCACAGAAACAATATGATTTACAAGTAGTAGAAAGAAGTATTGCTAAACTAGAAGAAAGAATGTCTTACGCATTCTTACTACACACAGCAATACAAAGAGATGCAGAAAGAGTAACTGCACAAGAAATTAGATACATGGCAGAACAATTAGAGACTGCTATGGGTGGTATTTATTCATTACTATCACAAGAGTTCCAACTACCATTAGTTTCTATACTGATGAAGAGAATGGAACAAGCAAATGAAATACCAAAACTACCTAAAGGTACAGTTCAACCAACTATTATTACTGGTATTGAAGCATTAGGTAGAGGTAATGATTTACAAAAATTAAGAGAATTTGTTGCAGAGATAGGAAATCTTGCACAGATAAATCCGCAAGTTGTTCAGGCATTAAACCCTGATGATTTAATCAAACGTATCGCTATTGGTTTAGGGATTGATACAGATGGTTTATTAAAATCACAAGAACAACTAGCAGAAGAACAAGCGGCACAAGAAGAACAAATGCAAGAACAACAGATGGTTCAGATGGCAGAGAAAGCTATCCCACAAGTCGCAAACAATCTAACTAAACCACAATAAGGAAACACAAATGGTAGATACAATAGAGATAAAAGAAGCAGAAACTACTAGCGAAAAACCAGTAGAAGATAATGTTACACAAAGTAAACCTGAAGGCTTACCTGAAAAATTCAACAGTGTTGAAGATTTAGCAAAGTCATATTCAGAGTTAGAAAAGAAACTTGGTGACAACAAAGAAGAAGCACCTAAAGAAGATGCTCCTAAAACAGAAACTAAAAATGATTTAGAGGTTGCTGAAAAGGCAGTTGAGAGTGCAGGTTTAAATATGGATAACCTTGCAACAGAGTATAATGAAAAAGGTGAACTAGATGCTAAATCATACGAAGCATTAGAAAAAGCAGGTATACCTAAAGATTATGTAAACCAGTTTATTGAAGGTCAAAAAGCAATCGCTGACCAACAAGCAACATCTATTAAAGATATGGTAGGTGGTGCAGATGCTTACGCAGAGATGTCTAATTGGGCGGCAGAGAATATGTCCGAACAAGAAAAGACAGCTTACAATACAGCCGTTAATTCTAAAGATGTTGAAACTGCAAAGTTAGCAGTCGTAGGATTAAAAGCTAAATTTGAAAGTGCAAATGGTAATGAACCAAGTCTCGTAGAAGGCAAAGGTACAATTACAGGACAAGATGGTTATAGGTCTTGGGCTGAAGTTACTGCCGCTATGGGTGATGACAGGTATTCAAAAGACCCTGCTTATCAAGCAATGGTTCAAGATAAATTAGCTAAATCAGATTTATAATATGTGGTTAGTAGCTTTAAGAAAGCTGTATGACGCAGAGGTTGCGGAGAGTACAGCAGTTATTGATACATTTTTAAAAAATTCTGTTGGTGTTGCAGACCATGATAATTTTATGAAAACTATAAAATCACAGTTTGATAAATTAGTACATGCAAAACATGCCATATCAGAAATTGATGAAATAACTAAAAACGTAACAAAAGGAAAAAACAATGTACGGAAAGAAAAAAGCTAAAGGTAAAAAAATGTTAAAAGGTGGACAGAAAAAACTACCTGCTGCATTACAGAAAAAAATTATGAAAGCTAAAAAGAAGTAATGGCTAAAAGAGGACTGTACGCCAACATCCATGCGAAGCGTAAACGTATCGCTGCGGGTTCTGGTGAAAAAATGCGTAAGGTTGGAGCTAAAGGTGCACCTACTAAAAAACAATTTAAAAGAGCGGCAAAGACAGCTAAGAAAAAGTAATGCCGGCTAAAAAATATCAGTCACCTTCCGGCGGTTTAAATGCTGCCGGGAGAAAATATTTTAAAAGAAAAACTGGTGCTAATTTAAAAGCTCCAGTCACAGGAAAAGTTAAACGTGGTTCTAAAGCGGCTAAGCGTAGAGCTAGTTTCTGTGCTCGTATGTCCGGAGTAAAAGGTGCAATGAAAAAACCTAATGGTAAACCTACAAGAAAAGCTCTAGCATTACGTAAATGGAAGTGTAGATAGTTGTGCACCCTTTTTAGGGGGCAACTTGCCAACACATATTTAATAAAGTGTAATAACTTGACCACCTGCGGGTGACAATCTTGAATGTGAAACTGAAACATATGTAGAGGCTTTTATAAATAAACGTCATAACAAAGGAGAACACTATGGCAAATGCAAGTCCAGTATCAGTTGGAAGAGTAAATGCAAGTGGTTCGGAAGACGCTCTGTTTCTGAAAGTTTTTGCGGGAGAAGTACTTACTTCTTTTGATAGAGCTTCAGTAACTCAAGGTGCAGAAATGGTTAGAAGTATTTCTAACGGTAAATCTGCAACTTTCCCAGTAATGGGTAGAGTGGATGCTTCGTACCATACAGCAGGTGCTGAAATAACTGGTTCAGATGTAAACCACAACGAGAAAGTTATTACAATTAATGACCTTCTTTTATCTTCAGTATTTTTATCAAATATTGAGGAAGCAAAAAACCATTGGGATGTAAGAAGCGCTTACTCTACAGAAATTGGTAGAGCGTTAGCTTTCCAAAAAGATAAGCATATCTTACAAACAATTGGTCAAGCAGCACAAGCTTCTGCAAACGTAGCCGACAGCGGTTATGCAGCAGGAACTGTACTTACAAACACAGGTATTGCTTCAGCTACTGCTTCAACAGCAGCAAACGCAATGATTGATAGTTTGTTTGATGCGGCTAAACAATTAGATGCAAACTACGTTCCAAAAGAAGGTAGAAAAGCATTTATCAAATTAGAAGAGTACTACAAATTAGCAAACGGTACTAACGTAACTAACGTTGACTTCTCAGGTCAAGGTTCAATTGCGGAAGGTAAAGTTGTTAAAGTAGCAGGTATTGAATTAGTACCTACTGCACACTTTGTAAACTCTGCTATTACTGCGGCTCCGGATGCAGGTTCAGCAACTGCGGGTGGTTCAAACCCTCAAGCTGTTGACTTATCAAACTACGTATGTTTGGTATCTCATCCTTCTGCTGTGGGTACTGTAAAACTTATGGATTTAGCTGTTGAAAGCGAATATGATATAAGAAGACAAGGTACTCTAATGGTTGCTAAGTACGCTATGGGACACGGTGTCCTAAGAGGCGAGGCAGCTGTAGGAATTAAAGAAGCGTAATAGCTTAACTTTAATATTATTAGTGGCGGTAGAGGGAGACTGAAGCCGCCGCTATATTAACTAATAGGATATTATGACTACACAGATTACACCAACTACGGAACTACAAGCGATAAACATAATGTTGTCTGTTATCGGTGAAGCTCCAGTTAACTCAATTACAGGCACTACATCCGTTGATGTAAGTACAGCAAAAAATCTTTTAGATGAAACTTCTATGTCAGTTCAATCTCAAGGATGGCATTTCAATACACATGAAAATTATAAAAACTTGGCATTAGACCAAGATAGCAAAATTCCCCTACCTTCAAACTGCGTTAAAGCTGACGCTAGTAAAAACTTTAGATACATAAATGTTACATTAAGAAATGGTTTTCTATATAATTTAGAAACACATACAGATGTTTTTACAACAGTACCAGAAGTAGATTTAGTTTTAGTACAACAATTTGAACAACTTCCAGAATACGCAAGACAATACATTACACAAAAAGCATCAAGAAGATTTGCTTCAAGATTTTTAGGTGATGCTCAAATTGTGCAATTAATTGGACAAGATGAAAATGAAGCACTTATGGCATTTCACCAAGCAGATAGTCAAGAAACTGATGTGAATATGCTAGAAGGTGATAGTAATACTTACTCAATAATTAATAGACCAACTAGAAGGACTTATTAATGGGTGGAGTAGTATCTCAGAGTATTCCTAATTTTCTGAATGGTATCTCACAACAAACACCAACACAGAGAGGTATCAATCAAGCAGAAGAACAGGTAAATTTACAAAACAATATTGTAGATGGTTTATCTAAAAGACCTGCTTTTGAATATATAGACACTATAGATGCTACTAATGTATTTCCTAACACTGTAAAGTTTTGGTCTATACAAAGAGATAAAGATAATCAATTTGTTGTTATATTTTATAATGGTGGTGTAAAAGTTTATGATTTAGATGGTAATGAAAAACCTGTTACAATAGCAAGTGGTGGTAGTTATTTAACTTCAACTAATCCTAAAGCAGATTTTAAATTAGTTAACATTGCAGACTACACTTTTGTTGCAAATAAACAAACTACAGTTTTAGCAGACACAAACACAAGTGCTGCAAAGATAGAAGAATTTTATATTAATGTTGTTACATCTAATTATGGTAGAGAATATGCTGTAACAGTACAACATCCTAATATGTCTTATGCTGTTAAATCTTCTTTACAAATGCCAAGTGGTAGTAATTTAAACCATGATGCTGTGTTTAGAGATACAGCACATATTGCAGATATTTTATTTAGAGGTACGTCTAGTACTTATTTTGATGCATCTTCAGATGCTAGTTTTAAATTAACTAGAGAAGACACAGGTGCAACTTTAAGCACAACTCAAGGATTAGGAACATCTTCGGAAGTAACTAATTATTTTACTATGTCTCAATATCCGGGTGTTATTAGAGGTATTTCAACAGATGGCAATAGTAATTACACAGTGTTAACAGCTGATGGTTCTGGTAATACAGGTATGTATTCTATAAGAGATGAAATATCTGACTTTACAAAATTACCTTATCATGCAAGTACTGACAGTATTATAAAAGTTACAGGTGAAGATGGAGATACATTATCTGATTATTATGTAAAGTTTGAAACAGATGGTGTTTGGAAAGAAACTATAGGTCAAGATGTAAGTCTTGGTTTAGATAACTCTACATTACCACATGCTTTAATAAATAATAATGATGGTACATTTACATTTCAAGAAATAGATTGGGATGATAGAAATGCAGGAGATGGTATTACAAACTCTAATCCAAGTTTTGTAGGAAACCAAATTAATAATTTATTGTTTTATAAAAATAGATTAGGCATGCTTTCAAGAGATAATTTAATTTTATCTGAAAATGCAGGTTTCTTTAATTTCTTTTCTAAAACAGTTACACAAGTATTAGATACAGACCCAATTGATATTGCAGCTTCAGGTTCTGAAGTTAATACATTATTTGATAGTGTTGCATTTAATGAAAGTTTATTATTGTTTTCTGAAAAAGCACAGTATAAATTAGGAAGTGTTGGAGAAACAATATCTCCTACAAGTGCTGTTCTTAATGAAGTATCAGCATTTGAATTTGATGCAAATGTAAAACCTGTATCAGCAGGTAAATATGCATACTTTGCACAAGCAAGAAATAATAATACAGCAATTAGAGAATATTATGCAGATGATGATACACTAACTAATGATGGTTTAGATATTACAGTATCAGTACAAAACTTAATACCAAGTAATGCATATCAATTAATTAGTAATACAACTGAAGATACTTTAATTACATTAGCTTCAGATACAGCAGATACACAAACGGCACCTTACACTACAGGTACAGACATTACATCAACTAATGGTGGTACTATGTTTATCTATAAATACTTTTTTGATAAAGGTGAAAAAGTACAGACTGCATGGTCTAAGTGGACATTTGATAATGCTAAAATATTAGGTGGTATGTCTTTTGAAAGTTTTGTTTATTTGTTAGTAGTAGAAGGAACAGATACTAAATTAATAAAAATTGATTTAAGAAATTTAAGAAATGGTACTATAGGTTTTAATATTTATTTAGATTTAAGACATAATGTTACAGGCACGTATGATGCTAATACTAACTTAACTACGTTTACATCACCGTATGGTGTTAAAACTGGTTTAATAGCAGTAGATGGCGTTAACGGAAATAATTATTCTGTTACAAATACAACAGGCTCTACCTATACTATAGAAGGTGACCACACAAATTTAATTATTGGTATTCCATATGAAAGTAAATATAGAATGTCACCTCAGTATGTTAGAGAAAACTCAGGCAGAGGATTAGTTGCTATTACTTCTGGACGTTATCAAATTAGAAACATATCATTAAACTATGAAACTTCAGGTTACTTTCAAGTTGAAGTAACACCTAACGGTAGAAGCACAAGTTATTCATTTATGAATGGATATGTTATTGGAACAGCTACAAGTAAAGTAGGTGTACCTGCTATTAGTTCAGGAACTATTAAGGTACCCGTTTCATGTAGAAACACAGATTTTACATTAGATATTAAAAGTTCTTCACACCTGCCAATGTATATTGCTAGTGCAGAGGTAGAAGGATATTATCATAATCGTTCAACAAGGATTTAAATGACCAGAGAAAACTACGTACGACCCGCTATACTAAAAGATACTTTAGAATTAGCACCTAGAATACGCCAAGCTGACCGTGCAGAGATTAGAGCATCTAATAACTCTTCACCTTTACAAGCTTTAGTGTTTCCATTTACGGAACCTAATGGTAAAGTTTATAGTATTATAGGTACAACAGATGAAGGTGTTATAGGTATGTTTGGTGTTGCTAAATGTGCTGAGCCTGACTATGGCGTAGCATGGATGTTGTCTAGTGAAACACTATTTAAACATACAAAACAATTTATAAAAGAATGTCCGTATTGGATAGATGAGATGGGTAAAGGTTATAAATATCTTTATAACTTTGTAGACAAAAGAAATTGGAAGTCACTTAAATGGCTTCAGTATTTAGGCTTTGAACCAAAAACTGAAATAGGAGATTATGGTTTTGGTAAAATGCCATTTTTATTAATGATGAAGGAGATAAACAATTAATTATGTGTGATGCAGTATCGGCAATAACTGCCGGATTGAAGATAGCTACAGCAGTACAAGATTACAGAAGCAAAAAAGTAGTTGCAGAAAGTCAAGAACAAGCAAACGCAATAACAAGAAAAAATTCTGACCAAGCATATTTAAATGATTTAGCTAAAATAGATGCAGAAAAAGTGGCAGCAAGTAGAGAAAAGAAAGCAGAAGATTTTAGAATATCTCAAGAAAATAATAAAAAAGAAGCACAAGCATTAAACATGAACGCAGGTAATGGCACTAAAATTGTACAAGACATTGCAGGTACATATGATATGCAGTTTTTAGATGTTGCAAGAGATTATGAAACAGATGTAATTAAATTAATGTATCAAGAAGATGATGCATATGCTGCACAACAAAGAAGATATAACAGTATTAAACCTGTCGTAATGCCTAGTCAAACAGGATTATTATTACAAGTAGCAACAGCAGGCGCTGAAGGTTATCAAATGAATAAAGCATTAACTAAACCAGATACAGGAGAGGTAGTAGCACCATAATGGCATATAAATCAAGAGTAACAAATAAATACATGGGCTCTACGTTTGCAGGTAGAGTAAACGCAGCCACCGCAACAGATGCAACAGATTTAATTAACATTTTAAAAAAAGACGTTAATCCTGCTATTAGCAGAATAATGGTTAAAAATGTTGAAAACAAAAAAGATGAAGCTGTACAAGAAATTAATCAATTGTTAACTACAAGAGATGCTGACACAGTTCAAAAAGAAATACTAGAAGGTAAACATCCTAATTTAAATAATAAATATGTACAAAAAACTGTACAATATCACACAGGAAGACATCAAGCTATTGATGCTATTACACAGATAGAAGCCAATAAAGATAAATATGATTTTCAAACAACTAATCTACCTGCTTTTTACAAAGAATATTTACCAAGTTTTGCAGATAAAGATGGTTCATATGCTTTAGGATTTGCAGCTGTATTTAATAATTATAAAGCTAAAGATGCTATTAAAGATGCAAAAGTAAGAAGTGATTTTGCACAAACAGAAAAATTAAAAGAAGGTGCAAAAATACTTTCACGTACAGAACCAGAAGATTTTTGGAAAGAAAGAAACAGTTTAGTTACACCACTTCCACCAGAAGAAGGTGGCACAGTCAGAACATATTTATATACAAATAAAGAAGCTAATGATTCTGCACTTTTATTTCTTAACAACGCTATTGATGCAGCTGCAAGTACTGCTGATTTAGCTAAAATAGAAGATATTATAAACATGGACAGAGGAATTGGTGAAGGTGGAAACGAATTAGGTTCATTAAGAAGTGTTAAAAACAATCCTGATATTGCAAAAGTTATTGAAGCTTATGAAAATAAAAATAGAACATTAGCTAATGCAGAATACACAGCATCTGTTAGAGCTACAGAAAAAGATAAAAAAGAAAGAATAGAAAATATATTTAGCATAGACAGAAGCACAGTTGAAGGTGAGCTAGAATATCAAACACAAGTTAAAGATGCTGTTAAAGCACATCCATCTTTAAATATAACTTTAAACAGTATTGCTAAAAACAATTTAGAATTATTTGAAGACCAAAACAAAGTTGCAAATATACAAATAGATATAATGAATGGTTTATATAATAATAATGAAAATGGTTTATTAGAAGCTTATAGAGATGCATCAAACAATCCAGAAACATTGGTGTTATTAAACAAAATGCTAGTAGATGCAAAAACAAGAGAAGCAAATGCATACACGCCACCATTTCAAGAAAAAGCATTTACAAATACAGTTGGTAAAATTAATAAAATAATTGTAGACTTAGTTCCTGCTGTAGATAAGAAATATAATTCACAAAAAAATCAATATGTGTCAGATTTAATTCAACAAGAAATGCAAAAAGATTATATGGAATGGTTGTCACAACATCCTAGACCTTTAAAATTAGCTGATGCTAGTGAAAAAGATGCGTGG